ATATTAAATGTAGCTATAGCTTCTTCACTTGATAAAGTTTCTTTGGGGATTGGCAGGTTTGTCGGTATTGTCTCTGGTTTTAGTTCTAACCCTCCCTCCGTTGAAGATGCTTTTTCTTCTTCAGCAGAAGATTCCTGATCTGCCAAACCCGACTCTACCTGTTCTAAACTTGGAAGAAGAAGAGGATCTAAATAAGGTTCTTCCACTATTGGAGGATAAAAAATTGTTTTAGGTGGTACTAAGAAATAATCTGTATCAGGTAGATTAATCTCAGGTATATCCATTATAGTGTTTTACGTTTTGTAGTTTTCTTTTTCTTGTTTCTTAATAACGCAAAATCTTTTGCAGATAATTTACCATCTTTATTTTTATCTAATTTTTTTTGATTTTTAGAAAGACGCATAATTAAAATAACGATTTACTTTACCTTATATAAGTTTTTGTTATAATTCAACTAAGTTTTCTACTCTATAGGGTAGCAAGTGCCTGATACGTCAGATAACGCTTGTGACAAGGTGAAAACCCATGTTACTAATTTAATTTTTTAAAACAAAAAAAATGGCTAACGCTACTGTATCAAGGCTTGGACTTGTCAACAATACAGGTACTTCCTTTGATGCGTTGTTTTTAAAAGTATTTTCTGGCGAGGTACTAACAGCCTTTGCTGAGAACAATATTTTTAACGAATCAATGCACACCGTTAGAACAATCGCTAACGGAAAATCAGCACAGTTTCCAGTATTAGGTACTGCAACTGCTGCGTATCACACAGTTGGTACTCCTTTGGTTGGAGCAAACCAAATCAAAGCTAATGAGAAAATCATAAGCATTGACGATCTACTTATTTCACAGGCTTTCATCAGTTCGCTTGATGAAATGAAGAATCATTATGATGTTCGTCAAACTTATTCTTCTGAACTTGGTAAGGCACTTGCTCGTACATACGATCAAAACGTAGCAAAGGTAATTGCTAATGCTTCCAGAGCTTCTACTAACCTTAGTGGTGGTAATGGTGGTGTTGTACTTACACTTGCTAATGGTAATACAGCATCTTCTGATGTTACTGGTGATGAGATAGCAGCAGCTATCTATGACATTGCACAGACATTTGATGAGAGAGACATCCCTCCAACAGATAGATTCTGTGTATTACCACCTGCTGAATACTACAAGTTAGCTGAGTCAGCAACTAGAACAATCGACACCGACTTTAACCCACAGGGTAATGGTTCGTTTGCATCAGGTCGTGTACAAATGGTTGCAGGTATTCCTGTAATGATGAGTAACAATGTACCTCAATCAAACGTAGGATCAAACCCAAGTGGTGCTAATAACACTTACTCAGGTGACGATAGCAAGACGATAGGGTTAGTTTTTCATAAGTCAGCAGTAGGAACTGTAAAATTACAGGACATGACTACTGAAATCTCAGGTTCGGACTATGGGATTATGTATCAAGGTACATTACTTGTGGCGAAGTATGCACTAGGGCATGGAATCCTAAGACCAGAAGCAGCAGCAACAATTAAGTTATCTGCTTCCTAATTTACAAAAATGGGGTATCTTATTATTAGATACCCTTTTTTTTATGCCACAAGGTAAAGGAACTTATGGTAGTAAGGTTGGCAGACCAAAAGCTAAGAAAACTACCAAAAAAACAACTAAGAAAAAAACTAAAAAGATGTAGTCATGGCTAGAAAAAAACTTGGTTTATACGCTAATATTCACGCTAAGAGAAAGCGTATTAAAGCTGGCTCTGGTGAAAAGATGAGAAAGAAAGGTGCTAAAGGTGCACCTACAGATGCAAACTTTAGGCGAGCAGCAAAAACAGCTAAGAAAAGATGACAACAGCAGCTACAACTGAATTAGAAGCCATCAACATTATGTTGGCTGCGATAGGAGAAGCACCAGTTAACTCGCTTCTTGGCACGTTACCTGTTGATGTAAAGATGGCACAGAAGTTGTTGAATGAACAAAACAAAGCTGTTCAAAGTGAGGGTTGGTCATTCAACAGAGAATTTAATGTTGTATTGACTAGAGATAATAACAACAGAATTAATATTGCTAATAACGTATTGAGAGTAGATGTAAATATACATGACCATCCAACAGTAGATGCAGTACAACGAGGTTCTAAGTTGTATGACAGAAATAAGCATCAAGATACTTTTGAGGAAGATTTAAAATGCGAAATAATATATTTTCTGACGTTTGATGAAATACCAGAAGATGCTAGAAGGTATATAAATATAAAAGCTGCAAGAATATTTGTAGATAGATCAGTAACAGATGATAGCTTGCGTACATATACAAAAGAAGATGAGTTACGAGCTAGAAGTGCTTTATTAGATGCTGATACAAATAATGCAGATCATAATATGCTTATAGGAGATCCATCACTTACAGGTAGATTTAATACGTTTAATCCATCACAAGCATTAATTAGGTAACTATGGGTGTTATATCAAGAGCTATACCTACTTTATTAAGAGGTATATCGCAGTCTGCTGATGCTACAAAGCAATCAGATCATGCAGATATACAAGACAATGCAAACAGTAATCCAGTACAAGGTCTTACAAAAAGATCAGGCACACAATTTTTAGCAAATGTAAGTAATAGCACATTAGGTAATGTACATATACAAACTATTAATAGAGATACAGCAGAAAGATATATAGCAGTTTTTAGTAATGGAAATGTAAAAGTATATGAGTTAGATGGTACAGAAAAAACTGTAAACAAACCTGATGGTACAACATATTTAAATACGTCTAATCCAAGAGATCAAATAAAAACTGTTACTATTGCTGACTTTACTTTTGTAGTAAACACAAGCGTTACAGCAGCTATGGACACTACACTATCTGCTGGAAACATTACACAAGCTATTGTATTTATTAATCAAGTCTCAGATAAAACTACATATACATTAACTGTAGATGGCACTACAGCAACAAAAGATACTTCTAGCGATAGCACACTAAGCACAACTACAGTTGCTACAGCATTACGAAATGGATTATCAGGATTATCAGGATTTACTCTTGCACAAAACGGTGCTGTTATACATATAAAAAAGAATGACGGTAGTAATTTTTCTATAGATGCTAATGATACACAAGGTAATACACATACTACAGTTGTCAAAGACTCAGTACAAAGATTTACTGATTTACCGAGAGTATCACCTAACGGATATGTAGTAGAAGTAAAAGGTGATGAGTCAACTAATTTTGATAATTATTACGTTAAGTTTGTTACTAATAACGGTGGTGCATTAGAAGAAGGTCAATGGGAAGAAACAGTAGAAGCTGGTATTACATTTAAATTTAATTATGGCACTATGCCACACGTTTTAATACGACAGGCTGATGGTAATTTTAGATTTGCAAGAGTAGATGGTGATACATATACAATTAGTGGTACTGATTATACTTTGCCTAAGTGGGGAGAAAGAACTGTAGGTGATTTAGAGTCTGCACCTAATCCATCTTTTATAGATTCTAAAATTAATAACGTATTCTTTTTTAGAAATAGGTTAGGTTTTTTAGCTGATGATAATGTAATACTGTCAAGGGTAAGTGAGTTTTTTAATTTTTTTCCAGAAACAGTATTAACTGTAGTTGACTCAGATCCTATTGACGTTGCTGCTTCTCATACAAAAGTTGCAATATTAAAAAATGCAGTAACTATGGGTGAACAGTTAATTTTATTTTCAGATCAAACGCAGTTTGTTATGGCTAGTTCTTCTGATACATTTACACCAAAAACTGCAAACGTAATTGTTGCAACTGAGTTTGAGTCTAGTGATTTAGCTGCACCTGTTGGTTCTGGTAGTTCTATATATTACTTAACAGACAAAGGTGATTTTGCTGGTGTAAGAGAATATATAACACAAGAAAATATAACTTTGAAAGATGCTGCTAATATAACTATCCATGTACCACGTTTAATACCAAAAAATATATTTAAGTTTGCAGTATCAACAAATGAAGATGTATTGATATTACTAGGTTCTGATAATCCTAACAAGTTATATGTAAACAGATGGTTAGAAGGTGAACGAGGTAAAATATTAAACTCATGGTCAACATATACTTTTAATGAAAACAGAACTATACGAAATATAGATTTTATAGGTAATGAGTTGTTTTTAGTTATAGAAGAAGCAAACGGTACAACATTAGAAAAATTACCATTTGCAGCAGACTTTGTAGAAACTAATGCTACGTTTGAGTTTCATCTTGACCATAAGGTAACAGAAGCAACTACTGGTGTATCTGTAGCATATAACTCTGGTACTGATGTAACTACATTTACTGTACCTTATAGATTAAGAAAGAAGATGACAGTAGTAGGTAGATATTTAGCATCTAACGAAACAAGTACATTTGTAGATACACAAGGCAATACAAAAACGCTAAAAGCTGGACAAGTATTACAGACAGCTAATGCTACAGATGGCAGTACAAGCACAATAACTATTAGTGGTGATTATAGAAATAGTAAATTTATTATTGGTGAACCTTATGAAATGCACTACAGGTTTAGTAAACAACGACTTACAGAGCAAGCAGGTGGTCAAGCATCAGGTGAAATTATTAGTGGTAGATTGCAGTTACATCATTTTTATATAAAGTTTGAAGATACAGGATTTTTTAAAGTACAGGTAACACCAGAAAATAAAGACACAAGTGAACATGAATTTACTGGTAAGTTTCTTGGTGCTGCATCTGCTGCTATAGGTCAGATAAATTTAGAGTCTGGTACTTTTAGATTTCCTGTAATGAGTCGTGCAGATAGTGTAGATATAGATGTAAAAAATGACACGTTTTTACCTACACAGTTATCTAGTGCAGAGTATGAAGCAATGTTTTATATAAGGAGTAGAAGGATATAATGGGATATTTACGAAAATCAAACAGCAAAGATTTACGTCATGTTATGGCTAATATGCGTGTTATGGATAAGGTAGAAGCGTATTATCAATGTGGATGTGAACCAGAAGATGCACTAGCTCTTACATACATAAATAGTCAAATAACTATGACAGCAGCAGGTGACGAAGATCAACCTATGGGTTTATGTGGTGTTATGCCTAATGGGTGTATATGGTTTGTTGCTACTGATGAATTGTTTGATAATAAGAAATATAGAATACAACTTGTTAGAAAAGGTAAGAAATGGGTGAATGAACTTTTACAAACCTATGATTATCTTTATAATTATGTATATGCAGAAAACGAGACTTCTATTAAATGGTTGCGTTCAATGAATTTTAATTTTATAAATTTACATAAAGATTATGGTTTACATAAAAAACCATTTTATGAATTTATGAGGATAGTCTAATGTGTTTAGGTGCTGGATTATTAGCAGGTGCAGGTGGTGGAGCAGCAGCAGGTACAGCAGCAGCAGGTACAGCAGCAGCTACAGGATTCGGTGCAGCAGCTAGTGCTGGTAGTGCTTTAGGTTTTGGTGCAGGTGCAGCTAGTTTAGCAGGTACAGCATTACCAGCAGCAGCATTTGTACCAGCAGCAGGTGCAGCAGCAGGTACAGCAGCAAGTTTTGGAGCAGCAGCTACTGCTGGTAGTGCTTTAGGTTTTGGTTCTTTAGGTGCGAGTTTATTAGCTTCAGCACCAGCAATACCGTTTGTTGCACCAACAGTTACAGGAGCTACAGGTTTGTTTGGTTTAGGTGCTGCAACTAAACCTTTTTTAGCAGGTACAGCATTAACTCTTGGCACAAATATTTCTAGTGATATGTCACAAAGAGATCAAATATTTCGTCAGGTACAAGGTATATATGATAGTTCACTACAACTTATAATTAATGCAGAAAAAGCAAAAGCAGAACAAGAAAAAGCTATAAATGAATTATTAGATAATAAAGTAAAATCTAAAAAACAAGAAATATTAACTGTAAAAATTAAAACATTAAAAGCAAAAGAAGCTCTAATAGCTTCAGAACGTGCAGGTGTTACTATAGGTTTACTAGCACAAGATTTTGACAATCAAGGTGCTAATGCAACAGAAAGTATTTTACAAGAATCAGATACTATAGTATCACAAGCATTAAGAAATAAAAATGCAGTTGTAGCAACAAGAGATACAAGAAGAAATGCAGCAAAAGATCAAATAACAAAAGCTGCTAGTGCTGCTAATGCTGCACCTACATTATTAGGATCAATTACAAAAACTCTTGGTTCTGGTTTAACAACTTATGCTACTTTGAGGGCATTAGCATGACAAATTCTTATCAAGGAACTGAATTTAACGTAGTTGGGCGACCAGTAAATACGTTTGTACAACCTACAACACAGGTAGAACAAAAGAAAACAGGGTTCGATATTGTAGCAGAGTCATTGGCAACACTTAATCCAGCGTTGCAAAAGACAATAGGTTTGCGTACAGAAGAAGCAATAAAAGAAGAAAAACTTGCAGGTTTTGAACTAGCTGTAAGAAAAAACAGAGAGGAAGGTGGTTTTAAAACTGTTGTTGATGAGTTGCGTAGAAATAAAAGTGAAGGTGTTACTAATCGTTTTATAGGTGGTAGTATTTTTGCACAAGATGCCTTTAATCAAGGTAGAGCAGCGTTATTAGGAAATAGAATTGGCTCTGAAATTTCTGCATTATATCAAACTACAACAATAGAAAAACCATTATTTGATGCTGATAATAAACCTGTTTTAGATGCTAATGGCGATCAAGTTACTACACAAGAACCATTATGGAAGTATGGTACAAACTCATCAGAATATAAGACGTTTTTAGCAGATGCAAATGCTTTAGCTTCTTATGAACGTGAAGGATTAAAACCAGAAGATCAATTAAAATTTTTAGAAAAACAAAATGCAGCTATAGAAAAAACAACAGTTTCACATGACAAGATACATAAAGAATATAACTTTCAAGTTATAACAAGCGATATGAACGAAAACTTGTTGACAAGTTGGGTGCTTACAAAAGACACAGATCCTACAACAGTTGATTGGGAAAAACCAGAAGATCAAGTTGCTGCTTTAGTAGAAAGTTATAAATCTATGAATGAAAAAATTGCCAGAGATTATAGTATTGGTCTTACATCTAGTAAACGTAAAAAATATTATGAGAATATGATTGCAAACGTAGAAAGTGTAGCGTTACAAATAAATGAAAAGTTTGGTGCAGATGAAGCAAAGGATTTTATAAAGTGGGCTTCAAAAATAAGATATGGCAATGGTAATAATACATTGTTGCAACACAAGGATTTTGCTACAAAGATGTTTAATTTAAAAGTAAAAATAGGTAAAGAAGAAGATAGGATTAGAGAAAATAGAGACAAAAAAGAAAAACAAGCAGCAGAAGAATTAGTAAAACTTACATTAGATAATTTATTAAAGAAATCAGAAAATGGTCGTATTAATTTTTTAACAGCAGAAGGTCAAAATACACTTAATTTTTTATATACACAGTTACCAGATTTTAAAGAAGTAGTAGATGATGCTGTTGATTTATACAATGGCGATAGAAAAAATGCTTTGATGCAGTTTAGGTTAAGTATTAATAGTGGAGAATATGATGATGACCCTGCACAGGCAGGTAAAGACTTATTAGAACTAACAAAACAGTTAGGTGGTTTTGGTCGTGTTACTGATATAGAGAGAGGAATGATAGATAAAATAGTAAGTGATATAAAATCTATACCTGACAATCAGTTAGTAGGTGGATATAAATATTATTCTAAAGAAATAGAAAATAAAGTATATGGTGTATTTGATATGACAGTAGATGATACAGGTAAAAAGTCATTTACTGGTTACACGTTAGAAGGTGGTATAAATAACAAATTTAATCTTAATGTTAATCAAGCAGGTTTATTAGCAGATCAAGTAACAAGACAGGTAAAATTACAATTCCAAGATTGGAGAGATTCGGGAGAAGTCAAGACAAGGCAAGAGATACGAGAATACTTTGATAACGTATTGATGGGTGATGGTGCAGATAGTATAGATCAAATTATATCTAGGGCTATATATCCACAAGATATACCTATATCACTATTTGCTAGGGATGGTTCTGTATATAAGGTCAAGATTAATAAATATACTGATGCAGATTTATATAAGAAATTTAGAAGTGGTACTAACTCTGCATCTAATCCACCAAAAGAATTGTTTGATAAATATAAAATACCTTTTAAATTTAAAGAACCATATTTTACTGATCTACAAAATCCTAAAGATACAGTTCCAGAAGGTGCATTTGGTATAGATTCTAAGACAACAGATGATTTTACAGAAAGAGGTCAAGAACAGATAAAAACACCAAATAGTAAATTAAAAAATCAAAAAGATGATTTACAAGGATCATTACCAGTAGAGCAAAGACCAGCAAGTGTACTAAATAATATTATGAATACAATTACAGGTACAACACCAGCAGTAGCAGGTACATTAGAAGATGCACCATTAACACACATTGTTAAGTCAGGAGATAATTTATCTGATATAGCAGAACAATACAACGTAAATGTTGATGATATTGTCAAACTAAATGACATAAAAGATCCATCACTTATAAATATAGATCAAAGATTATTAATACCAGTAAACCCTGTAAATACATTATTTGATTTTAAATCAAGTGATATAAAACCATTTACAGATTACGGTGGATTGGCTGCAATTATTAGAGGTGGTGAGTCAAGTAATAACTATACTGCTGTAAATTATGGCAAGCCATTTGGTTATAAGTCAGGTGTTGTAGAAGGGTTAGATAGTACAACGCTAGGTGATGTTATAAATGATTTAGAGAACGCTAAATATGGTGCTGCTGGTGCTTATCAATTCCAGTTAGAACCATTAAAAGAGTCTATGAAAGTTGCTGGTTTATCTGTAAATGATAAGTTTACTGTAGATGTACAAGACAGATTATTCTGGGCGAGGATTATGAATAGTATTAGATATGATGCAAGAGATTATATATTAGGCAAGTCAGATGATTTAGATGCAGCATTATTAGATATAGCAAAAGAATTTGCAGCAGCACCTATGGCAAACGGTAAAGGATTTTATGATGGTGACGAAGCTGGAAACAAAGCTAATATAGACTTAGTATCATTAAAGGCAAAATTACAACTAGCTCGTAAACAACTTACAGGTAAGTAATGACACAAACACCAAGTAATTTATTTGAGGATAATGGTAATGAGATACCAGCAGAAGGTACTCTTGAGGTAACAGGAGAAAAGCAAACACAAGATTTATTGCAATCTATAGATGAATTAGATAAAGGTGTATTTACGGTAAAAGACGGTGAAGGTTCTTTTGAAATGGATGATACAACTGAGAAAGAAGATTTTTATGAACAAAAATATAAAGAGTATGAATTAAATTATGACAACCAGTTTAATCAAAAAATATATAAAGGTGTATCTAAAATACTACCTTCTAGTTTACAAAATAAATTTAATAATAAGTTAGCAAACAACAAACAGAAAGCATTAAAGTTTAGACGAGATCAGTTAAAGTTTGCAGAAGAAAATGCTGACAACGCTGTAGGACAGGTAGTAAGAGGATTTCTTGCAGCATATCCTATGGCTCTAAATGAGTTACATGAGGGTGGTATAAATTTATTTAGGCAAATGGGTGGCTTGCCATATAAAGAATATGAGTTGTTTGATATTGACGGTATTACTAGAAAATTAACAGACGTTGATCCCGAAAATGGTAACGAAAACATATTTAAGACAGCAAGCATAATGACTAGGTTTGTTGTTGGTGGAAACTTGATGAGAAACGTAGGTAATACTGCTACTGGTGGTTTAAATCCTGTTACTAAAATGGGTAAGTTTGATGTAAGAAAAGTTGATTATAGTCTTAAAGGTTTTAATCTTAGAAATGCAAAAAACTTTTTATATAACAGAGCTATAGGTGCAGGTGAAGATATTGCTAGTTCTTTGTTATTTTTAGATGCAGAAGAAGATAATTTCTTTCAAGCATTTCAACCATTAGTAGAAGCAGTACCACAATTAGATACAGCTTTTTATAGATTCTTACTCGCAACAGATCCAAAAGAAGAAGGATTTATCCAAGCAAAATTAAAAGTCGCACTTGCAGAAGGTTTGCCATTTCAGTTTGGTTACTCAGGTGTAAGAGGTCTTAATAGAGCAGGGAAGATAGGTTTTAAAGATGCAGCAGGTGAAGTATTAGAACTAGGTGAGTTTTTAGTTGACGGTACAATACAACGTCTAAAAAGTATAAAATCTAATCCACAACTATTAGCAAGAATTACAGAAGGTTTTGCAAACAGACGAGGTTTTACACCTTTTATAAACTATGAATATTTAGACGAGGTAAAATGGAATGAGTTAGATTTAGACCAAAAACTAGACCAGTTATATAAAAGAAATGACATTATTGTAGAAAGTCTTGCAGAAGAAGATATAGACGGATTAAACGCTATCAATAGAGCTATTGCACAGTTAGATGATAATAATAATCTGACAGAAGAAAATCTTAAGCAACTGCTAGATATTAAAAAGTTTGACGAGAAGGCAGTACCTTTTAAGACAAAGTTAGATTCTGGACAAGGGCTTATAGGTAATCGTGGTAAAGATTATTTAAAACAAAGACTTAAGTTTCTTAATTTTAGAAACACTTTTCAACCTGAGATTACTTTTACAGATTTTCCATCAGGCAATAAAGTTAAATTCCCTGCTATTAAGTTTCAGCAGTTATCTGATAATGATGCACAAATATTGAATAATTTTCTTGATAATATTGGTAGCGGTAGATTAAATGATGTTGCTTTTAGTCTTAACAGTAAGATTGGTGCTGCTGGTAGATTTAATTTTGAAAATAAATTAGTAGAAATCAACAGCAAGATATTTGAAGAGGGTGATTTTAAAAGCACTTATGTACATGAGTTATGGCATACGTTATCGAGATATTTACCTACAAATGATGTTGCAAAATTAAGAAAAGAATTTGCAAAAAAAAGAAAGACATACTTGCAAAATTTTGATGCTAATAAAAAAGAATTTGTAAATAAAGTAGAACTAGAGGATTTATTAGAAAAAATTAGTTCAAAAAGATTTGACGCAGATAATTATAGGAGATTAGTAAGAAGCAGAATAAATAGAGAGATAACTAATAACAATTTACAAAAAGCTAATGATAGTAAGTTGTTTAAGAAATTAGCTAATGATTATTTTGAAGCAAATAAATTTACTAACGAAAATTATAGATACACAAATATAGATGAATACTTTGCAGAAACTATGGTTGATGAGTTTTATGAATTTAACGGAAGATTACCTGATGCAGAGATAGGTACATGGAAAAGGTTAGGTCAAGAAGTACAAGAATTTTTTAGAGAGATAATGGCAAATGTAAGAGCAAAGTTTGGTGATACTAGGACAACAAAAATATTTAATGATTTTAACAGCAATAGATTTCAAACAAAAGTATCAGAACTACCTTTGGAATATCGTAATTTTGACGACATGAATAAGGTTGATTTCATTACATATAAGAGAGGTAAGAATAGACCAAATCGCAGAGGTATAGGTGGACAGGCTGGTGATGGTAGAGGTGGTGACAATAGTAGGGAAGCAGGGAGTATAGACCCTGATGACTTTAAAAACTTGCCACATCAAAGAAAACAGTTTGAAAAGTTTAGTTATTTATTAGCAAGAATAAAATCTCTTAAGCGTGATGGCACATTAGGCAAAGTAAAAAGCATGAGAACTATGATAGAAAATTCTATTGCTTTGTTAGCTAATACAGCAGAACTAAAAGCTAGAGGTCAGGCTATGGCTCAGATATTAGATATAGAACCATTAGATGAACTTAACTACGCATTAGCAGAACAGATAACTCTTATGGCAAATAAGAATACACAGTTAAGTAAGAAATTAAAGATGGCTATAAAAAATGAAGATTACGGTTTTGTTGATGCAAATATGATAAAGGTGTTAGATAACATGAAAGAAATAGATGAATGGATAGAAATAGCAGTACCTATAGGTAGTAAGACAGGTCAAGGTCTAAAGGCTTTGCAGATTGATACTATTGGAGTAACACCAGAAGAATGGGCTAAATTATCACCAGCAGAAAAGTTTGCATTAAGAGTAAAACTAAAAGAAGAAGTTGTATTTTCACAAGCAAATTACTCTAAGCGTTTTAGTGACTTCCAAGATCAATTAACAAGAACACATACAGAAGCTATGAAAACAGGCGATTATAGTCGTCTTGATAGATTGTTTGGCACATTAAACAGAGCAGAAGGAGATCCAAGAAAACTACAAAAGTTATTTGAAAGAGGTTTATTAGTCAATCTTTTAAATGACAAAATACTGCATCCATTAAATGATTTAAGTATTAATTTGCTGCTGCTGCATCCTACAACAATGACTATTAACTTTACGTCAAACGCATTAGAAGCGTTGTTTTTTGGTGCAGATATGATGGCTGATCCTGTAATGCTTATGAAATTATTTAAAGGCGATAAACGTATGTTTGAAGAAAACCTAGCAGCGTTTACAGGATTATTTGCTGATAGAGAATTTATAGAAGAAGTAGCAAAGCAATCATGGTTACATGATATGAACGTATTAAATCCAAGAAATACAAAATTAGAAAACGTAAGTGAAAGAGCATTTAGCGGTCAAATGTTACAAGGTAGAATACCTTTTTCAGATATAGAGTTTAGTGAAACACCATTAGGTGAAGCTGTAGGTGCATTGTTAGACAGCAAAGCAGTACAAGGCACTATGAGGGCTGGTAGTAAGACTATGACTACTATGGATGGTATGTTTCAAGCAGGTGCTATAAATGGTGCAACTACATTTCATGCTTTTAGGGATGGCATGAATCAAGGTCTTACTGGTGCAGAACTACAAAAATTTGTAAAAGATAGATTACAGATGACACAAGAGTTGTTGTTAGATCATACAGATAAAGCATTAAAAACAGGTGTAATAGATGATGACTTAGCTTTTTCTATACAAAGTGCTAAAGAGTTTTCTAAACGACAAACCTTTACAGAACCTATGTTTAGGGATGGTTATATAGTTGGACAGTTTGCTGACTCTATGAATCGCTTTACTTCTACATCACCATTAGCAAAGAGATTTATGCTTTTTCTTAGATCACCAGTAAACATAACAAAACGTGCATGGAGAAGAACACCAATTATTAATTTACTTATGCCTGAGTTATTAAAAGAAATTCGTAGTGTAGATCCATTAGTAGCAAGACAAGCAAGAGGACAATTATTATTAGGAAACTTATTAGCAGTACCAGCATTTGCAGCAGTATTGATGGGATGGAATAAGAATGATCCAGAAAATCCACCTAAGTTTTTATTTAATGGTACTGGTGCTAATTATTTTGGTAGTCAATTTGAAAGGGATGAACTTAAATTACAACGTATGAGTAGAGAGTTAAATGAGTCTATAGGTATATTAAGAGAAAAAGATGGTGTACCAGTAATAGGTGAGGATGGTAAACCTGTATATGATTATTTTTCTATACAAAAATTAGATCCAGTATCACAAATTTTTGTAAATCAAATGAACTTATTTCAAATGGCACAACAAATGCCAGAACAAACTTTTGGTGAGTTTATGAGTTCTCTCGCTTATTATGGAATTAGATCAAGTCTTAACAAAGCAAACTTATTTGGCATACAAGATATGTTCAAGTTTGTAACTGATCCAAAACGTATGCCTACATTTATACAAAGAAATATATTAACTTCTTTACAACCTAGAGTTTTAAAAGATGTTAAGCAGGGCATACAATTAGGACAAAGAAATTTTGGTATTATTTCTGAAAAAGAATATGAAAGATTAAGAAGTCAAAGAATGATAAGTAATAGATTTGATGAATCAACATTTATTAGAAACTTCAGAATATTACTTGATGAATATACAACAGGTCGTATAGAAGGAAGAACAAAAGATGGGTTCAAAAAGTTTCCATACGAAAGAGAATTTATTACAAACGAATTAGTACCAAAATATTCTAATAAAGAAGGATTAAGTTTATTTAATTTTGTAGTTAGTTCTACAAGTAGAAACAATCCATTAATTACTAATTTTAAAATATTAAATTATGTACCAGCAAAACCAATAAAAAATGCTACTACTGCTTTTGAAATACCTAATTTTGAAACAGGTCTTACAGAAGAAGGGGATGCAGGTTTACCATCAGCATATTACGATCAGTTAATAAGATATATAAATGAGTCAACATTTCCAGAAGGCTCTACAGGTTACGAAAAGTATGGCAATATGAATGTAGAAGAAGCATTGCTACTGTACTTTAAACAACCACATATACAGGCACACATGGAAGAGTTAGAAAAATATAGAAGAGAAAATAAAGTTATAAGACTAGAAGGTAACTTTGCAAGACTTAGAGATTTTGTATTAGAAGGCGATATAGATTTTGGTCAGACAGAAGGTGTAAGAGATATAGTTAGTGATTTTAAAAAATTAGGAAAACAAAAGTTTTTCTTTGATTTCCAAGATCAACCATTTGTACAAGATGCAATTAAGAAAAAACTTGACGATACATTAAACTATAGAGAGAGTATAAAACAAAACCAAACATTTAAAGACTACTTTACAAGGTAATCATGGCTACTAACACCGCAGCATCATCAACTAACCATACAGGTAATGGAAGTACAAATGCTTTTGCAATATCATTTCCTTTTTTAGCTAATAGTGAGATAGATGTTACTGTTGCTGGTGTACTTAAAACCATCACTACCCATTATACGATTAGTGGTTCTACTGTTACCTTTACAAGTGGCAACACCCCTGCTAATGGTGCAGCCATTAAGTTTCAAAGAGATACAGATATAAGTGCTAAGAAGGTAGATTTTTCAGATGGTAGTGTTTTAACAGAAGCAGACCTTGATGCTAATAGTGACCAAATATTATTTGCTCAACAAGAGATAATTGACAAGTTAGGAGGAATAGAGGAGGGAGCAACCGCAGATCAAACAGATGAAGAGATACAAGATATAGTTGGTGCTATGTTTTCTGGTAACACAGAATCAGGAATAACAGCTACATATCAAGATAGTGATGGCACGATAGACCTTACTGTTGCATCACAAACAGATAATAATTTTACAAACGCAGACCATAGTAAGCTAGACGGAATAGAGAGTAATGCTACCGCAGATCAGACAGGAGCAGAAATTAAAAGTTTATATGAAGGAGAATCTAACACTAATGCTTTTACTGATGCAGAAAAAACAAAACTAGCAGGTATTTCTGCAAGTGCAGGTGCAACAACATTTGTAGGTCTTGGAGATACACCTGCAAACTTTACAAGTGCAGCAGGTAAGACAGTTAAAGTAAACAGTAGTGCCAATGCTCTAGAGTTTGTAGATCAAATATCAGATGTTGTGGGAGATACTACACCGCAGTTGGGAGGAGATTTAGATGTACAGGCAAGAGAAATAAATACATCTACATCTAATGGGAATATAAAATTAAATCCTAATGGTTCGGGTGCAGTAGAAGTAAAAGGAGATGGTAGTAGTAATGATGGTAAATTACAACTTAACTGT